CCGCCGTCACTTCTGCGGCAGCCGCCCGGTTGTTCTGTCCGAGGCCGCCCAGCAGATTGCCGAGCCCGCCGTTTGCCAGACCCAGCGCGGCGCCGCCGATGCCAAAGCCCAGCGCAGTCCCCGCGAGTCCCTTGCTTGCGTATTCCATAAAAAATCCTCCGGTAAAAGTAGTAAGCTGGCCAGCTCCTACTCTCATTCTGCCGCTTCCCCGGTTTTTATGGGGGACATTTCCGGGACATTTGTGTACCATTTGTGGGGACTTTTGTTTTTATTTTTTATAAAATATTTTGAAAGCCTCTTGACATATACGGTATTACAGTATATAATATAGCCATAGACACAAAGCAAAACAAACACGACAAAAAATCGGAGGATGGCAGACATGTTTAATATCGTTTCCGCGTGGGGAGCGCAGACAAATCCCCACTATGACCCGGACACTGCAAACAATGGCGGAGGTTACTGGCAGTTTTCCGGCGGTATCGTTATCGACCTTAACGGCCAGCTTGTCACCGTTGAGGCCGACGACACGTCCTGCGGCGATTTTGGCAGCCGCGTGTATTTTTCCGTGACCGCTGACGGCTTCTGCTGGCGCTTTTCCGACGGCACAATGGACGATGCGTCCATTGACACCCCGGAGGATGTCTTGGGCGTTCTGCGGTCAATCTCCGGCGTTCTGGGCGTGGACGCCGAAGCGCTGATTTCTGCCGCGTTGAATGCGGCGAACATCTGCGCGCGGGAGGTATGCTATGCCGACTGACACCCAGCGCCGCGCTCGCAACAAGTGGGATGCAGAAAACATGTCCGTGATTTCCTGCAAGCTAAAACGGGAGATCGCGGAAACCTTTAAGGCTACGGCGAAAGCCAACGGTACGACCCCGAATGAACTGATCCGCAAATGGATCGACGCGTATATGCGGAAAAACATGCCAGCAGAGCAACCTTCGGCTGAAAAAATATGATTTGAATGTAAAAAAGCCCGCCCGGAGCGTAATGCTCAGGGCGGGCTGCTTTGTGCCAGACGGCGGGCGATATTGTAGATGTGCGGTAGGCGGCGGGAGATGGTTTTGCGGTCGACGCCGATCTCGGCGGCGGCGTCCATCTGCGGGAGCCTGCGCACGATATAAAGCTTCACGATCTGCTGATCGATCTGATCCAGTATGCCCTCGTCAGTGACGCGCTCCCAGTCGCTGCGCGTGAGGTGTTCCAGCTCCTTCGGCAGAGCCAGCCGCGCAGTTATGCTTTCGTCACTCCCTTCGGTCCGCCGTCCTGGCAGGTTTTATCTCATGGCAGCAGCCAGTTTTTTCAGGAGATCATCGCCGTACTTGTAGTCGGCGAGATATTTGATCGTGTTGTCCGCAAGTCCGGCCTTTGCCTTGATGGTCTTCTTGGCGTCCTCGACGGCCTTATCGACGGTTTCCGTGTCGTAGTCCACCCACGGGAGCTTTCCGTGCTTCTTCCACACACGGCTGTTGTAGCCGCCCTTGATGCCGATGTTGCCGACGCCGGTGATCTGCACGCCATTGTCCCAGATCGGCGTGCATTCGACCGCAAGGCCGTCGCCGATGTACATGCCCCAATGTCCCGGCATCCACAGGCCTTCGCCTGGGACGAGCTTGTCCCAGCCAGATGCGGATACGTCCTTGCACTTGGCAATCATACCGTCTGCGGAGACGTCCGGGACGGCGTTTCCGGCGTAGCGGGCGCCGCCGTGGTAGGCGTTTTTGTTGCCGTTCCAGCCCCACAGGATCCCCTTTGTGAGATTCACGCAGTCAAAGCCAAAGTAGCCCTTTCCGATCAGCCCGCGGAATCTGGCCTGCTTTGCGGCGTCGTACCAGTCCGGGTATTGCTTTGCCTTCTCAGTGATGATCCCATCCGTGACCGGCGAGCCGAAGCAGCCCCACATGTACACGGTCTTGTAATTCTTCGCGACGTCAATATGCCGCCTGACGAGCTCGGAGGCTTTCATGATACTCATGTCCGCTCACTCCCGTACAGCTCGTGATGCAGCTGCAGCACGGCGGCCTCGATCAGCTTGTCGACGGTCTCGACGTCAAATTTAATACCTTTCCCCGCGAGGAAGCTGATTACATACGCTTTCTTTTTGTCGCCCTCAGACGCCGCATAGAGCTGCTCCGCCGCCTTGACGCCGATCTCGACGTAGGTCCGGACGGTCTGCAGCTTATCCGCGTCGATCTTCGTCTTGATCCACGGGATCAAAAATGCCGAGATAAGCGCGCTGATGAGCGCGATCACTGCCGAGATGATTTGCGTGTAGTCCATAAGTAATTACTCCTTTCGCTATTCGACTGTTTCATTTTTCTTTGCAAAAACCCGCTTGAAGGCAAGCAGGCCAAGCTCTGTGATGGTTGCCCAGCCGGTAAAGCCGAGCACGTCTGACAGGTCGACCGACGCGCCGAGCTCCGGGCTGCGGATAACTGCAATTAGGACGGCTACGGTTTTCAGCGCGCAGGCCCAGACAATTACCGTTGTGATGAGCTGGAGCAGATATACAACAATGGTTCGCGCCATTTCGCCCTTGCTCCACTTGCCTTTTACCCGCATATCTGCCTCCCAATTTATTGCGCACTGCTATGTTCACACTGCTTCTCGAGCTGGTGCAAAAACTTTTTTACGTCGCCGTTTCCGCCCAGCTTGACGTATTTCTGCCCGGCGATCAGGCGCTCGGCCATTGGCATTTCCTCTGACATGATGGTCAGACGGAGGATCGCCAGATACTGCTCGTCCTGATGCTCCTGCATTTTCCCGAGCTTTTTGTCGATCTCGGCCAGGTGCGCCTCCTGCGTTGTGGCCTTGCCGCGCTTTTTCTGTATTGCGCCGACGACGGCATTGACGACCGCCGTCAGCGCGGACGAGCCGAGCACGGCACAGACGAGGGTAACGATGATAGTCTTGGTGTCCATGGTGTCTCCCTTCCGCGCGATCAGATCGGCACGAAGGCCGCGTCTGTCCACTTTGCCGTCGCGCCTGCCTCGCCCATCCAGACCTTGATCTCGCCGTTGTGCGTGTAGTAGGCGTTCTGGATGAGGGCCATTCTGGGTGCCCACGCGATTGGATTGTCAGCCGTGCCCTGTTTTACGTCCTGCTCGACGTACACCTGCCGGACGAGGATCTTGTTGACGTAGGTATTCCGCCAGTCATAGCCCAGCTTGTCCGATTGCGTCATGTCCTCCGTGATGCCGCCTGCGGCCTGCACAAGCTTGCCATCCGTAATTGCTTTCTTTACCTGTGCCAGTTTAGCCTCTGTCATATGCCGCCTCCAGTTCTGCCAGCACGTCGCTGGCCGTTTTTTTGCCCATCTTGCAGGTGCACGTGCCGTCTCTGTTATCGGTGATGGGGCCCGCGACGCAGTAGTCGGCGTTGTCCCATTCCTGGACCTGCTCCTCGGTCTCGCCGGTGGGATTGCCGTCCGCGCCGTAGACCGGGACGGTATCGCGCTGGACGATCGACCAGCTCAGCCCGTCCACAAACAGCTGCACGGCCGCAGCATGGGTCATGGTCAGCGTGACGGCCTTGCTCTCACGGCCGCCCCAGTCCCGGTCGGTGATTTTCCCGGCAATGCTGGCCGGGTATTCGGTGTTGTTCGCTTTGAAGTAGATCATGTTGACCTCCTAACTATTGAGTGTCGTTATGTAGATATATCCTGATCCTGGGTTGAAGATTTCTGTATCTCCCTTTGGGGCAAATGTGTATTCTACCTTTCCGGTCATAGGGTTGTATCTTGCAACAGTTTCATTGTCGTAGAAGATTTCTGCATTGGACTTTGAACCGGAAACATACACTGTTTCTCCATCGAGCACTTCAAAGCTGCTCTTCGGCAAATATGTTTTTCCGTTATATACAACCCCTTGGAAATAGCTTTTGGTTCCTGTTACGGTTACTTGATGATATACTGGCTCTGCAAATCCTATCTTATAGCCCGTCCCATCCACCAGCGTTCGACCCCCCCGGATTTGGTAACTTGTACCAGCAATCAGGTCGGTGCCGCCTTTGATGGCGTAGGATGTGCCGTCTTTCAAAATGTGGTGTGTGCCCATGTGGGTCCTCCTTTATGCTGCAAGGGTGTAGGTGCCGTCGGGGTTCTGGACGACGCTTAGATTCCCGGGTATGGTGAAGGCTGGTCGGCATCTACAAAAGTCGTCGGTGTAGCTTTCAATGCCTGCAAAATATCCGTCATCCGTAATCATCACCGATTTCGTGGTGTCGTCCGTTCGAGGGGTCCGTGTCCACTGGAAAACCGCAGATCCATCTGTGTATGCAATCTTCAGCATGCTCGCAATCGGCAGTTCGGTCCCTTCCGCATTCACGGTGCTTGCAGTAAGTCCCAGTTCAGCCGCAGAAAGTTGGAATGCCGTGCGGTTTAGTACGGTCACTGTGTTATCCCCGTTTCCTGGTGTATAGTAAAATTTTGTACTGCCAAGCGCGGCCTTAACGTCGGCATCCAACAGGCTTGTCCAGGTCAAGCTGTTCCAAGAATCTACATCACCGTTTTTGTAATTGTTTCTTCTATTGATTCTTTTTGCAGCGCCGCAGTCCTTGCGCACTATCAGCGTTCTTCCTGCTCCGTTTAACTCGGGTTCATAGTCGTGCTTCGCAATATAGAACGGTATCGGGCTGCCGGATTCATTGAGCATCAGGATTCCGCCCGGCGTGATGCTACTCAGCGTGGGACCTTTGGCAAACGGTACGGTGAACGCCGTTCCGCCGATGAGGGTCTTGCCGGCTTTGCAGTCGTAGCCCGTGCCGCCGATCAGCTCTCGGCCGCCGGTCACGGAATAGGCCGTGCCGGAGATCAATGTCTTGTGCGCCATGGGGCCTCCTCACTCATACTGCCAGTTGATGGCGTAGTTCTCGGTCGGCGTGGTCTCCGCGGAGACCAGCGTCTGCTTGGTGATGTTGCCGGTCTTCATATAGTCCGTGCCCGCCACGGCCACCGCCCACGCCGTCGGCTTCCCGCTGGCGTCCACCGCCTTGACCTTGATCAGGTCCCCGACAGAAGCGCCGGAGGCGAGGATCACATCTTGCTTTCCGCTCCACGCGTCTTTGTTGCTGCGCACGTCGGCGATAGCCTCGTCGATCTGCGCGCCGGTAAACTGGCTGTTGTAAGCCATACGATCACTCCTTCATACACAGAAAATCCTCGCCGTCCGCGGTCTTCAGCGCCTGCGACTCTCCCAGCGGGATAAAGCCGTAGTTGTCGTTCCAGCTGCCGTCCGCGCCCTGCGCGAACAACGAAATGCGGTATTCCCCATCACCGGAAAGCAGAAAATCGTCGTAAACCTCAAAGGTGCGCTGCGTGCCCGCCGGGGTCTGGGAGAAGGACGCGATCAAAGCGCCCTTCCCGCGGCCCCAATCCTCACCGGACTTCGTCGCGCGGCACTCGAAGGCCGTGTAGGCGATGTCCGACGAGAAGGAAACGGTGATCGAGTCGAACCCCGAGACCGCCGAGATCTTGTTGCCCGTGATGGAGAATGTCAGCTGCGGCGCGGCCATCAGGCGGCACTCCAGGTCCCGGCGGCGTTCTTGACGAAGACCTTGACGATCTTCGTGCCGTCGCCGGAAGACGCTGCCTCGAGGTCCGCGCCCTTGACAGTGACGTTGATGGCGGTGTTCTTCTTGTAGCCTCCCTCCGTGCCGCTGACGTTGGTGGAGCCGCCCGTCGTCGGGATCTGCGTGCCCGCCGTGTGCAGGCTGCTCGTCGCCGGGACGACGCGAATGGTGTATTCCTCAAAGTCCACGTCGCAGACGAAGGAGAACGCCGCTGCATCGTAGCCCGTGACCTTCGAGATCCTGCTCTTGTCGGGGCCGGTGATGGTCACGGCAGGAATCGACGTGTTGAGCGTGATCGTGTCGCTGACTGCGGCCGTTTCGTTGCCGACGTCGTCGCGCATCTTGACATAGATCGTCTTGAGGCCGTCGCCGGCGGGCAGCGTGATGGATTTTGTCTTGGCGAATGTCTCCCACGACGCTTCCGCCTCGGTCTCCGCCGTCTTCGTACCCCAGATCTTCATCTGGTATCCCGTCGTTGTCTCGTCGGAGACAGAGATCTTCGCCGTGACGGTCGCGCTGGTCGCGTACTGTGCACCGTCGTTCAGGATCAGCGATAGGCCGGCAGGTGCCAGCGTATCAAGTGTCAGATTGAAAAAACTTGCCATCTGGATTTATCCCCTTTCTTCGCTTGTGAGTTCAATGTACAAAAATCCGCCCGGTCTTTCGTAGATGGTTTTCGTGCCCAGGTGGGCGGATTTGATGCCCATGGAGCCGATGAACAGCTCCAGAATGCGTTTGAGTCCAACTGCCAGCATGTTATCCCTCCAACAGATACAGTGTCCGCGCGTCCTTTTTTTCCAGCGCGTCATATTCGGATTTTGTCATCACGAGGATTGCGTCGATCTGTGCCGACTGGATGCCCCCGCCACCAGAGCCGCCGCCGGAGCTGCGGGCCTCGTTGATGGCGGCGACGAGGTTTCCCTTGTTGTAGGTCTGGAGGTCGTCCAGATCGCCGATCTGCTTCTGCAGCTGCGCCCAGACGGGCAGGGACGGGTCGGCGGTCTCGTCGCCGGATGGGTCCGCGCCGGGCTGGACTTTGCCGAGGCTCACCCAGACGGTCGGCAGGACGACGCCGCTTTTGTCCGCGCCATAGACGCCCACGCGGGCGTGGCGGCCCGGGACGGCGAGAACTTCGTGCGGGACGGGAACGGTATCCCCGTCCCAGTTCGCCGCCAGAACGTCGACAGTGGTCTTGCCGTTTGAGAAGACGGCGGTCTTCGTCAGCCCGTCCCACTCGGGCGAGAAGACGAACTCAACGGTCACGGCCTTGGCCATGCCCGCCGTCAAAAGCTCCGGCGGCGAGCATAGATGCGCACACGCGCGGGAGCAGTGGATGGTGATCATGCGTTATCAGCTCCTTCTTTGCCGCCCGAAAGGGCGGCTTTTTCTTTCCTATTGTGGTCTATCCGATCACGGTTCCGTTGACCAGCAGTTTTCCGCTGCTATTGCACGCCAGCACTGCCCGAATATTTGTGTTGTAACAAACATAGAACCCCGCCGCCGACATTCCTCTAAACCAGTTGTTTGTTGCTCCGACTGATTCGTTTCCGGATAATGGTGTTACAAATCTCCCGCTCATCCAGATGCCGTATTTGTCTTTTACAATCCTGTCTTGATACTCGCCACCTCCGCCGCTTCCCGGCGGGCCGACGACGTACTCGACGACGTAGCTGCCGGAGATACGGGCGACTTTGACGCGGTCGCCTGCGGCGAATTTGACGGACGTGTTGCACCGGTAGTGCTTGGTCGTGGCTTCGGTCTGCCCCTCGAGGATGAGGGACAGACCATCGTCATAGACCGCGCCGACGGTCGCCAGAAAGTTTTCCGGCAGGTTTTCGTCCGGCATGCTGATCGATGATACAAATAAACTGTTGATGCCCTCCATCAGGCGATCACCGTCCTTTTTGCAGAGTGGGTCATGAGACTGCCTGGCTGCATGGTGACAGACCAGCCGGTCTCGAGATAGATGCCGCCGATCTCGTCGTGCGTCAGGGCGAGGATATCGCCGACGCCGTGGCCCGGCTCGGTCAGTGTGTAAAATGTGATCGTGCGCGTGGCCAGCAGCGATTCGTTGCGGCGCTTGTTGGCGTAGGCCTGCAGCTCCTCCTGCGAGGCGATGTTGTCCACCCGCTCGATGGAGGTGATGCGCATGCCGCGCTTGAAGGTGGATTTTTTGGATGCCGGATTGTCGTTGACGGCGGTCGCCACCATTGCTGCGTCCATATCCGGGTTGTTGCAGGTCACGACAAAAACGTTCGGTGCGTCAAAGATGTCCGTCTCGTCGGACCAGTCCTGCCCGGGGTGTTTTTCCGGGAGGAACAGGTCCGTCGTGCCGTAGCGCCAGTCGATGATGGCGGCGGATGGCTCCTGGTACGGCTCGAGGCGGCAGACGCCGTCGGCGTCGAACCAGAGGTTCTCGTAGTTGATCTCGGAGAGCAGCGCATTCACGATCGTCAGATAGCTCGTTCCAATCGGCCAATCTTCGCGGGCTGTGGCAAGCGTCGCGTCTGACGGCGCGGCGATCACCAGCGTGATGCCGCAGGCGGTCAGGAGCTTTCGGATCTCCGTGAGGTAGGACGCTCCGGCCGCAAGATGCAGGAGCGTCTCTGTTTTTTGCGTGTACACCCGCCAGCAGCGGTCGTAAGCCTCGATCTCGACGCGCGTGCCGGAGCTGCTGCCCTTGTTGCTGACGGTCGCGGCCTGATAGATGCCGAGCGATGTTTCGACGCCGTTGATGCTGATCCACGGGCGCAGCTCGTCGGACTCCAGTTCCGCGAGGTCGTTCGGCAGGAAGCTGCCCTTGAAGGAGCCGTGCAGGGTGGCTGTCCGGTCGCACATGATCTGCGGGGCGCTGCCTGTGTCCCATTGGAGGTGGGTGATGGGCGCGCCGTTTCTGAGCACGTCGACGCGGAAGCGGACGTCACGGGTCAAGGGTGATCGCCTCCTCCCGGTTCGTGTGCGAGATGGTGAAGGAATAGCGGCGCATGAACTCGTCGCAGTTGCTCTCGAGCGACGGGATCGAGCCGATGACCATGTTTCCGTATCGGTCTTTGAGGCAGACGAGGCGGCCGACAAGGGCTTCCAGCGCGATAGCGGCGGCCCGCTGCGCGTGCGGCCAGGCGCAGGCGACGGACAGGGCGCGGTCGCGCTGCTCGCTGCGCTCCTCGATGGGATAGGCCAGCCCGGCCAGATGGACCGTGGATACACCGGCCGAGAAGCTGGTGCGGTTGGTGCGCAGCTGCGTCTCGGACAGGGGCATCTCGAGCCATACGCCGGTCTCGAGGTCGCAGATCATGTTGGTCTCGGGCAGGATCTCGGCGGTGTCGGAATTGGACACGCCATAGTTGTCACTGTCTGCGTAGCAGCCGCGGACGCGGTAGGTGACGGAGCCGATGCTGGTATGGTCGATGTACTGCTTTTGGACGGTGCGGGCGATGGCCACGCCGTCCCGCTCGACGAGGTAAAAATCGTAGCTCCCGGCGGTCTGCCAGGTGAGCGCGGCCTCATGGCCGGCTGTGGCTGTCAGGGTGATGGCCTCGCCCTCGGTGTGCGAAACGGGGAGCGCGGCCGCGGACCACTCGGACCACATGCCGTACTTGTTCTGCACGCGGACGCGGACGGTGTAGCTGCCGTCGGCGAGGTAGACCGGCGATTGCCATGCCTTCTCCGTGCCGTAGACCGTACCTGAGGCGTAGCCGCTCGAGAGCGTCAGCTGATAGGCCTCCTGCTCCGTGGTCTGCCAGGTGATGCGCGGGCGCGGGCCGGTGGACTGGATGACGATGGACGGGGCCGACGGGGCGTTGATGGCGATAAACTCGGCCTTGTCGCTCCACGCCGAGGCCGTGCCGTCGGTGTTGTAGGTGCGCACGCGCCAGTATTTCGTCCCGCTTGTGAATTTGTTCGCCGGAACGTCGTAATACTGGTTTTCTCCCGTGACGGTCGCGAGGGTATTCCACGTCGTGCCGTCGGCGGACCATTGCAGATCCGCCTTGCTCTGCGGCGTGCCGGTGGAAATGATGTGCTGCCAGCTAAAGCGGTTGACGATGGTGGCGTCGATGACGATGCCGGATGGGGAGACGGGCTTGGCCGTCGGGGTAACTTCTGTTGTCGTGATCTCCTGCCATGCGGACGTCGTTGTCGTGCCGCTGTTTGCCGTCACCTTTACGCGCCATTCGAGCATCCCGGATGGGAATGTGTTTGCCGGGACCGTGCAAGCGGCCGTCGAGCCAGATACACTTATCGTTTTTGATGTGCTTGCATTCTTGATACGCCACTCGAAGATAGCGGACGCTTGCTTTATCTCTTCCAGCGTCAGATCGTCGCAGCCAGTATTCCATGTGAATGTGGATGCCTTTCCTCTTGCGACATACGCACCATTCGTCGGCGACATCCCATTCACAGTTAATCCAGCTGTTGTATCTGCGTATGTTACTATGATGTATGGGGCTTTCCCCGACTGCTTCGGCCCGTGCAGCGTTACCCGCTCTTTTATATTTCCCGAATATCCAATAACGGGTAATGTGCACACTCCGTTTCTCAGCACCTGGAGCCCGTAGTAGTGGATTGTTTGTGAATTTTCTTTCCACTCTAGCGCAACTTCTGTTGTTGTTCCTATGGCCGTCACAGCCTTTGTTGCTCGTTCTCCGTCGCCAGCAAGCGCAGGTTGGTTGTTTTTTGTGATTTCACTGATGTTTTTTTGTTCGGCTGTTCCTATTGCGTAAATCTGAATTGATGCGGCCCCGCTGCTCGATGTTACCAGCTCTAGCGGTGTTACAAAAATATGCAGTACAAATGATCTAATTTTCTTGTACTTTTCTGTCCCAGCTGGCTTCGCAAATGACACGTAGGCGCAGTCCGCGTCCACTACGCTCATATCTGAGAATGGTGTTTGTCCGAATGTAAACTCTGTGAGATTGCTGTAGTTTTTATCCGGAAATTCTGCTGATACCGCTGTCATTCCGTTTGCTGCCATTGTAAACGTCGGCATTTACTTCGCCCCCATTCTGGTTGTGATGCGTGCGTTTTTGGCGATGCGGAGGATGGTGTCGAGGTCTTCGACGTGGTCGACGTAGACGGTGGTGTTGTAGGTATCGCCGGAGGTGTAGCGCGTCTCGCTGGCCGTCTGGATGCGCGAGCCGGAGGGGAGATAGATCCGCTCGAGGCCGTTCTCGTTCACCCGCGTCCAGCCGCCCGCCCAGTTGTCCGTGCCGGCGGCGTTGCCGCCCAGATACCGCCTGCGCCATTCGTCCTCGGTGATACCGAGGGTCGACGAGTCGCCGCGGGCGACGGCCTCTTCGTAGGCCTTGGAGAGGTCGGACGCGCTCTGGCCCCACTGCTGCTCGTTGTAGCTGTCGAGCAGGTTCTGGTAGTTGTTTCCGTTGCCGCTGCTGTAGCCGAAGCCCAGCGCATGCTTCATCTGGCCCCAGCCCTCGCTGATGTGGCCAGTGCCGAAGTTGATGACGCCTTTGAGCAGCTCCGCCGCGTCGGCCATGAGCGCCATGACCTTTGCCAGCGGCTGCAGCGCCTTGGTCAGCGCCGGGACGCGGTTGTTTGACAGGTCGGACATGGGATTGAGGATATCGCCGACGGTCTCAAGCATCATGCCGAAGGCGTCGACGATTCCAGAGTCCTTGATGGCCTTGCCGCCGTCCTTGACCATGGTGGTGACGTCGCCGTAGAATTCTTCGAGGTACGGGGCAAACTCGACGGCCAGCTGGTTTTTGACGCCCTCCTGTGTCTTCTGCAGGCGCTGATAGGCGTCGTCGACCGCTCCGAGTGCGGAAAGCGCCTCGTCGTCGAGCACGTAGCCCATGTTATGGGCTTCGTCAGCGTAGGCCTTGAGGGTTTTCGATCCCTGGATGATCAGCGGATTCAGATCCTGCGCGGAGCGTCCGAAAATGTCCATGGACATTGCGTCCCGCTCGGTTTCGTTTTTTACTTTCCCGAGCGCGTCAATCGTCTCATAAAAAACGTCATTCGCGCTGCGCATGCTGCCGTCGGCGTTGGTTACGGAGATGCCCAGGGCGTCAAACGAGTCCTTTGCGTTTCCGGTCCCGTTCATGGTGTCCTGCATGTTGTTGGTCAGCTTACGGAGGCTGCCCTGCAGGGTATCGACGGAGACGTCGATCAGCTCGGTTGCGTAGGAAAACTCCTGCAGTTGCTGTGTCGATTGCCCGGTCTGCATGGAAAGCGTGATGATGTTGTCGGCAAAGGCGGCTGACTCTTTCGTCATGGAGATCATGGCTTTTTCTTCCTTGACGATCGCCGCCGCGACGGCAGCGAAGCCGCCCGCCAGCGCCAGTGACTGCGCATCGAGGCTCCCCATGGCGTTCATGGAGGACTTCATGCCGTCCGGCAGCTGAATGCCGAGCTTGGACGTCAGGCCATTCACCACGTCGCCGAGGTTGCCCATCTCCTTGCCGGATTCCTCAATTTTTTTCTTGTTTTCGTCGAATTGGTTGTTGAGGTTGTTGAGGTCGGCCTCTGCGTTGTTGAGGCTTGTCTGCCACTGCATTGTGCGCTTGTCTGCCTCGCCGTATTTCTCGGCGGACTGCTGCAGGGCGGCACGCAGATACTCGATCTTTTCGGTCTGCGTGGAGATTTTGCGCCCGAGCACGTCGTTTTTGGCGCTCAGCGCTTCGACGCTGTCGGCGTTCTGCGCGTAGGCGGACTGAACCTTGCGCATCTCCGAGTTCAGGACGTTCATACCGCTTCCGATCTCGGAAATGGCCTGCTTGTATTCTTTTTCGCCCGAAAGCGTAAATCTTGTGTTGATATTTGGCATATTACGTGCCTCCGTTGATGTAGGCCGAGAGGCTCTGCGGCTCTTCCGGCTTTTTTTGCGGCTCCAGCGCATCCAGAAGGATCGTCAGGCGGTGCGGGCTCATGGTCTTCCAGAAATCCCGCTCTGGCAGGTGCAGCCGGAAAAGCCAGATGGCAAGATAGCCGGGGAAATCAAAGCCGTTCGGCTTCGGTTCCCCCGGCTGTGTCAGTTTTTTTCGTCTTCCTGCGGTTTCGTTTCGTCCCCCGCGTTCTTCAATACTTCGGCCCGAACCAGCGGATAGATCAGCTTTCCGGCCTCCACGGTCTGCGCGAGCGTGAGCTTTCGGCCCAGCTGCTTCCGCGTAAATACCAGCGGCAGTCCGTTCTCATCGGTGATCCCCTGTGAATCCGCTGCGTCCGTCAGCATACCGGCGAGAAACGCCAGCGTACTTTTGATCCCATGGATCCGATCCAGCGCCTGCACAAGATTTCCATCGTATTCGTCCTGCACGTATGCGATGGCGTTCATGTTGCAGGTCAGCCGGTACACTTGGCCTTCAAATTCATAGTCTACGGTTTCGAGCTTGGTCGTCTCCATCAGGTCTCACCCAACTTTCCCTTGATCCAGGCAACGGCCTCCGCCGCGGTGTCGACGGTCTCGGTCTCGAGCAGCAGCTCGTCGGTCGAATCGTCTGCGAGGAATTCGCCGGTCGTGGTTGGCGTGTTGAACTGGATGTTCTCGCCTTTGGTCTGATAGCTCATCGAGGGCGGGCCGAACAGCGCTTTCGGCACCCAGATGCAGGTGTATTTTGTCACGCCGTCGATCTTATCCGGCGCGTAAAAGCCGACGCCGACATAGTTTGCGATGTCTTTTGCCGAGAATTTCAGATTTTCCTTGCTCGTATCGGATGTGCAGCCGTAGAGCATGGCCTGTGCGGCCCTTTTGATGTACTTGACAGCCAGCGAGATCGTGCCGCCGGTGGCAAGCTTGATATACTCGGCAAGCTTGGATTCCGCGTACAGGCGGCCCTCGGCGAACTTGAGTTCCAGCTGCGCGCTCATGGCGTCGCCGACGTCGGTCGGCTCTGTGTAGGTCACGGTGCCGGACGTGTTTTTATACTTTCCCGCCCGGATGCCGCGTAAGTCAAAACTAGGCATTTACAATAGGCCCCTTTCTTTCAGCTTTTGTGTAAGGATCTTTTCGAGCTCCGCGTTTACGCGCTTCTGCGCGTTCCTGACGCCCTTTGTCCAAAAATAAGTTCCTGTGATCTGCCCGTACTCCTTCGCGCGGCCGTAATTCAAAACAAAAAGCACGGTCGCCCTGCGCGTTCCGTGCTCGTTTTTGCCGACTGCGGTGATGGAGATGTACGGGTCTCCGTTTTTGTCGCGTTTGATGGTTTTTCGGTATTTCACGCTGGATGCATATGCCTCGGTCCTAAACCCGCTCACCTTGACCATTTTTTGCAGTTCCTCGACGATGATATCCCCGGCGGCGTACAGGAGCTCCTGCTGCATGTTCTCATCAAAAACATTCGCTTTCTGGAGCGTGGCCATGAGCTCGTCGACACCGGTGATGGAGATGTTAGCCATAGGCTGCGCCCTCCGTCTCGGCGATGAGCGCGATCTGCGTGCGGCCCGTCTCCTTGTCGTAGGTTTCCATGTCGACGGTCGCGATGTAGCCTGCTGTCTCCAGCGCGGCTTTTACGCGCTTTAAAAGCCCGGCGGCAAATCCCTCGGCAAAGATGGAAACGGCGTACTGCACGCCGGTCTCGGCCTCTCCGCCCTCGGCGTAGATCTGGCCGGACTGGCCGAGCAGCTGATAGGTGATGTAGGTCTCTTCTCCGCCCTTGTATGGCGGGTGGCAGACCGGTACGCCCAGGTCTGCCAGCGCCTCATAGATCATCATGCGCCGTCCCTCCGTTTGCAGGTCAGCTCGATTTCTTCCGTCTCCGCGCCGTAGCTGCGGACGACGTCAAAGACGTCCGAGCCGCAGGTGAGCTGCTGCTCGCCGCCGTACTCCGCGCTGTGCATGCGGAAAATTGCGTCCGTACGCTTGCCGGCTTGCGCGGCCTGATAATACTCGGCGCGGTTTACGGACTTGCGAGCGGCCCAGACGGTTGTCTCGCGTTCGAGCTTTTCGGTGGTCTGCCCGCTCACGATGGGGTAGGACAGCAGGCGCAGCGTGATCTGGGTGTCAAAGATCACAGCACGCGCCCCCTCCCTCGGCGCCCGGCGAATAGTCGTCGGACAGGCCCATCGCGTCGCGCAGCTCCTCAAAGCACGTCTTCCATTCGTCGCCGCGGCCGCAGAAGTCATGCTGCCAGCGGACGAAGGCTCGGACGGCGTCTTTGACCAGCGGGTCTTCGTCCGCCCCCTCCGCGCCCGCAAGGTGCAGGCGCAGGAGGCAGGCTTCAATCTCGTCGGCGAGCTCGTCGTCAAGGGCGTTTGTGGTCAGCCGCAGGGCGGTTTTTGCAACGTTGATCAAAGCCATTGGTTATCCCTCCCTGTTGGCCGCGCGCCGTCAGGCTTTCTTCTTGGTCAGCGTGACGAGGCTGTTCTTATCGACCACCTTGCCGTCGACAAGTGCCAGCGCGACGGTGACCTCGTCGTCGGTCGCGTTGTCGGTGTACTTGCGGAAGGTCATGCCCAGATTTTCGTTCCAGAGGTAGTCCTTGAAATCGAAGATAAAGGCAAAAATCGTGTCTGCGGTCACGCTTGCGGCAAAGGACGGCAGATAATCGCCGACGAGGACGACCTCGCGGCCAAAGAGCGAGTAGACCGGCTTGCCGCTGAGTCCATAGTTGACGCGGGCGACGGGCTGCTTCTTGTCGTCGACCATGCCGACAATCTGCTCGAAGAAGGTCTTCTTCGACATGCACCAGACGGCGTCTGCGTCGTAAGCCTGCGGCAGCGCGGCCTCTGCCTTGACCAGATCGGTGTACGCCAGCGTGGTCGTTGCGGCGGCGATGTCGATGTTCTGGCCGGTCGGCGCGGTCTCCTTGGTGATGCCCTTCGGCTGGCCGGAGCCGGAGCCGCTGATAATGGCCTGTTCCTCGGCCTTGACCATGGCCTCGGCGACGTTGGCGACAAACTGCGACTCAAACATCGGGTAGGTCACAATGGAGACCTCGAGCGACATGGAGATCGCGCAGCGCAGCTTGTGGTAGGCGAACGTGATGGAGCCGAGCGCCTTTTTCTGCTTGTCGGAGCCTGCGCCCTCGGCCACCCAGGAGGCGGTCGGCTTGGCGGAGCTGGTCGGGACGGTCACGCCGCCCTTGTAGGACGTGTGCGTCACGCGCGGCAGGATCATGCCGGTCGCTTCGATCTTCTCGTAGATCTTCTGCAGCGTCGTGGTCGGGATGGCCGCGCCAACGTCGGATGTCTTGGTGTTTGCGTCCACGTTGGTCAGCTCTGCCGGGATCTTCTTGCCGGTCAGGACGTAGTTCATAAAGGCCCGCTTGTACTCGTCGGTGTCGTACCGGTCGAGCACGTCCGAGGTCTTGGCACCGCCGGACAGGTCGACGGACTGCGCGGCCGCAGCCGGTGCCGCGACCTTCTGGCCTGCAAGCGCGTTGAGGTTCGCCTGGATCTTGGCTTCCTCCTCAAACTTGGCGTCGAGGGCCTCGACTTCTTTCATCTTGGCCTGTGCCTCGGCGGTCTTGCTTTCGTCCAGTAGCTTCTGGGCGTCGTCCATGAGCTTCTGGCGCTGGATGTTGTAAATTTCCTTTGTCATTTCAATTCTCCTTTGAGTTTTAAAAATTTCAGTTTTGCTTCTGCCTGCGCCCGTTCGGGCATAAAAAAATCAGGCTCTGCGGCCTGACCTTTTAAAAAGTTTTCCGCGCGCCGGAGCGCGTCTTCGCTGAGCATGCCGGAATAAAAATCCGCCGCCAGCGGTTTCTGGCCGGTATCCGGCTGCATCACGCGGTCAACGAGGCCGAGTTCTACGGCCCGCTCCGCTGTGATCCATGTTTCTGCGTCCATCATGGCGGCGATCTCCGCTTCCGGCCTGCCGGTCTTGGCGACGTAGGCCGAGATAATGGCGTGGTTGGCGTCACGCAGGACACCGGCGGTGTGCTCCATCTGGCGGTAGTCGCCGTCGGCGCTGGACTGGACGTTGTGGATCATCATCATGCCGGTCGGCGTCATCTCCGACTCGCCCGCCATAGCGATGATGGACGCGGCCGAGGCCGCGAGGCCGACGATGCGGATGTGGACGCCGCCCGCGTAGTTGCGCAGTGCGGTATAGATCTCGCTCGCGGCAAAGATCTCGCCGCCTCCGGAATTGATCTCGACCTCTGCCCGCTCACCGTTTCCGGATGCAAGCGCGTCGGCTACGGATTTAGGGCTCGTCGCCTCCATTCCGTAAAACTGATAGAAGCGGTGCTGATTGCTGGATACGATGGGCCCGCGAATGCTGATCTTCATGTGGTTTCATCTCCTTTCTGCTTGGTGTTCCGGTCGACCGGCTGCGTGTCCAGCCTGCGGATCGGCTTGTCCCCGCCGTCGACTGGCGCGAGGTTAAAGGCGCGACGCCATTCGTTCGGCGTCAGCGCGCCGCGGTCGACCAGCTGCAAGAGATTGAGTTTGGTCGATGTCGAGGCGAAGTCCCACGCGGACGCCTCAAAGACGATGCGGTTGCCGCAGCCGCGCTCGCGCCGGGAGAATAGCTTGCGGGTGTATTCGCCGCTCAGCTGCTTCAAAACCGGCTCGATCTCGGCATCAAAATAGGCGTTCTGCTCATCCTCCGTCGCAATGGATGTGACGATGTGCGGGTTGGTATTGAACAGGGCATAGATGCGCTGCGTGGTCTTATCCATCTGGGCGGCGTTCGGGACGTAATCCTTGGGGTCGATCTGCTTGGCCTCGGCCTTTGCGTCGACGGCCGCGACGCCCGTGCCGTTGGAAACATTGAGGAAGCTGTCGGCAAAGTCCTGCGCGCGCTTCTTGATATCCTCCGCGCGCATGGAGGATGCGAACATCAAAAGCCAGCGGATGACGGCGCTATTCCGGATTGCCTTGACGATGCCCTGATCCGTCGTCGTGACGATCTCCATCAGCGGCACAATGGCCGGGGCGATGGAGTCGCCGAAGATATCATTTTCGTAAAAGTCCCCGCGCAGGTGGATGATGTCGTCATAGGCAAACGTCAGCACATTGCCGTTCTGCATGTAAAATTTCAGGTACAGATTCCCGCCTGCGTCGTAAACGGCGTCGGCCTGCATGGCCGCGACCGGGAAAATGGCGTTCGGCAGGCCGTTTTCATCCCGGAGGATTACCGCGAAGGCGTTGTTGTTGAGGACCAGCTGTGCGGCCAGCTTTTCCTGCAGCATCTGGCCTGTCATGTACTGGTTCGGTTCCTCGAGCAGGAACCTGATATACGGCTCCGGATTTACGGCGATCTTCCGTGTCTGGGCGGTGATGGTCTCCCGGATGTGCTTGGCCGTCAGCTTGCCGATGGCCTTGATTTTTGGCCGGATGCAGGCGCGGACGATATCGGACTGATACATTTTGCCGTTGTAGCTGTAAAAGCCATTCCCGCGCTCCTGCACCATCTGAACGGTCGAGACGCGCTTGGTGGTCGTGATATTCGTCAGGAGGTTTTTAAAAAATCCCATTGTCTCACTCCTAGAGCATACTGGTGTATTCCGCCTGCTTCTGATCGTAGATCGTGTAGGCGTCGAGCAGGGCCGCCGTGCCGTCAATGCGGCGCGTGGACTTGCTCGTTTTGTGCGGCTGGATATTGCCGTTTTTGTCCTCGTCATAGGCTGTGTTTGCGAGGTTCCATTTGTCGATTGGGTGGTTATTGTAAATAATGCGCTTGGATTCGAGGTCGTTTCCGCAGCGCTTCATGGGCTCTGACAAGGTCTTCACGCCCTGATGTACGGCGATCATGGCCTCGGCCCCAAAATAGTCTGCCATGCTGTCCACCCAATAAGACGCAGACCACGCATCATACCCGATAAAGGGGATAAAAATATCGAGGTCTTCCTGCACCTCGATGAACCATGCTTTGACGTCCTCATATCGGATCTTGTTTCCCTCGGACAGTCGGAGCAGCCCGCGCTCATGCCACTTGTCGTATGGGATTTTGTCCTCCGTGACGCGCTTTTCCAAAAGGTCCTGTGGCAGCCAGTACATCTGCAGCACAAACAGGATCTCCGGCAGCTCCGGCACCTGGAACAGGACCTTTGCCGCCGTCAGGTCGGTGGTCTTGGACAGATCCGCGCCGCCGATGCCGTAGCGTGGGTAGGACAGGACGCGCTCCTGCACATTCCCGTCCGCCATGTAATGCTGCCAGATCAGGCGGCGGTTTTCCCTGTCGAGCTGGAAGGTGTCGCGGTTGTCCAGCTGTTCAAAATTGAGCCAGGCTTCGCTGGAGGTCTCGCGGATGTTGAAATCCTTGCAGACGAGGTTGCGGACGAGGGCCGGGTTTTTCTCCGCCCGCTCGACCCGCTCTTTGAGGGCCGTGTAGGACTTGATCGTCCCGAGGCCCGGATTTGCCTTTTTCCAGCAGCCCGGGTCCGTCCACTCGCTGCGCTTGTCGAGCTCGTAAATAAACGCGATCCGGCGCGGGTCGTGGTACCCGTCCGGATCTTCGTAGCCGTTGATGATGCGCTCGGCTTCTTCGTATTTCTCGTCGTAGATGTCCTCGCGGATGGTTCCCGCGGTGGAAGTGATAAAGATCATCGGCTGCTCACGGGCTGTCACGCCGTCGGCGATGATGTCGTACAGGGCGCGCCCGCTCTTCCACTGGTGGATCTCATCCATCATGGCCCCGTGGATGTTGAGGCCGTCTAGGGTGTCGCTGTCAGAGGCCAGCGGCTTGAAACCGCCGTCGTTAAAATCGCTGTCCAGCTCAGCGACCAGACTGCGCATCCGGCGGCAGAGCGCCGGGGACTTCTTGACCATCCGCTTTGCTTCCTGCCAGATGATCTTCGCCTGGTCTCGCTTGGTGGCCACGGCGTAGACCTCCGGGCCAGCCTCACCGTCTGCCGTCTGCAAATACAGGCCGACGCCGGAGGCCAGCAGCGACTTGCCGTTTTTCTTGCCGACAATGAGGATGGCCTCGCGGTACTGGCGGTTGCCCTCGATGTCGATAAATCCGAAGACAGTCGCCAGCAGCGCTTTTTCCCATAGCTCCAGCTTGACGAGCTGGCCGCCCGCTTTTCCCTTGGAGTGGTGGCAGTAGTTTTCAAAAAATTCTAGGACGTGGTTTGCCCGGCGCGGGGAATAATAAAACTCGGAATCCGCGTTTTCAAGCTGCGCGACCACATGTCTGTAGGTCTTCTGCACCTTGAGGCTCACCGTTTCACGTCCGGACTGGATCGCGGCCCAGTATTCGAGGATCGGATTGTACGTTTCTGGATAGCGCGTCACAGCTCGTCACGCTCCCGGACAAAGCTTGCAAAGCCGTCGTCCTCCTGCTTCGGCGCGGTGTCCGGCTTCGGCAGGAGCGCCGTGAGCTGCTTGATGATCTTCTGGTAGTTCGCGTTCGTTGAGTTGTACGCCTGCCCGATCGGCCGGGCGCGGTCATAGGGCGCGAGCCGCTCCGACTGCTGGAATTTCTCCGTCCAGCCGTTTTCCCGCAGGTCGTCTGCCATGTCCTCGCACTCGATGCGCATAAAGGCTGCCTGATCGATGAGGCCTGCGACAGTTCCGGCTGCTTCCTTCGGCAGATTCCGGTAAAGCTTTTTCAGACGCGCTTTCTCCGCGCGGATCCGCTGTTCTTTGGTCTTTTCACGCTGATTCGCCACAGAAAACGCCTCCTTTTTGCGTGATTTTTGCCTCCTGCTCACGCGTGCGCGTGGATTACTTATCGCCGCTTCAAAGCAGGGGGGCCTCGCGAACAGTCTGCGTATTCTTCCGAGGTAGGGCGTGCGGTGATCTAGCCGGCGCCCCGGCCTCGCGCGACGGGGGGGATCGGGTCTCCGGCGGCGTCGAAGAAAATTTTTTGCGTCAGAGATCTTGCGACGCCGTGACCGTCGAACTGATCGTGACAGTCTTTACAGACGTACTCGAGGTTGGAGTAGGACAGGCTGACGTCCGGGTCTGTGATGTTGTCCGGCGTGAGCGCCCGTTTGTGATGGACGATGTAGCCCGGCTTGTCCCGGCACTCTTCGCAGAGCCCGCCGTCGATGGTCCGGCGGAACTTGATATACCCGGCGCGGCATTTCTTCCAGCGCCCGGACGCATAAAAGCGTTCGGCCCATGGCTGCATCCTGTTCCCTCCAATTCTTCACGCTATCACTGTAGCACAGATTTTAGGCTCTGTTAGCTCAACTTTTGCGGTAGCCCATTGCCCGCGCTGCCTCGTAGACAAATCGGCTGTACATCCGCTTGGCCGTGGATGTGCTCACATGCACCTGTCTGGCAGCGGACTCCAGACTCTCGCGCGGCCAGATCCATGTATGCAGGCGCACGATCTCCAGCACATCGCCGCCGTCCCGCCAGGTCTGCACGGTGTTGATGGCGGACTGGATCGCCGTGTAGTCCTCGTACTCCCGTGAGGACAGGACGCGCACCGCAATGTCCTCGACGGCGCGGCCGGATGATTGCCCGCCTGGCTGCGAGGAATAGCCCGGCGTGATCTTCTGCCGGCTCATATCCCGAACCTGTCGGCTCAGTTTCGGGTATTCGCCGATGGTGCGGCAGACATTCCCGTACCACCAGTATCTCGGTTTCGACATCTGTTCAGCTCCTTCCTTCTTCGTTGCAAAACTCAACACATTTACAAGGCTTAAAGAAGGCGGCTCCCGTTCCGCTTATGTGTCTCGTTTTTGGGGTCCCATACATATTTGAAATATAGGAATCCATACTGCGTGGCTCTGGACTCGACGAGGATGTAGCCGCGCGGGGCGACTGGCGGGCGCGTCGGGCTGTAGTCCCGGACCGCCTCGGTCGCAGGTTCCGGCTCCGGCCGGACACAGCTGCGGCTGGCCTTGTCCCGGTGGCCGCCGAACTCCTTGCGCCAGTGGCCGTGCAGGTAGTTGGCCAGCGCCGTGTAGTCCTGCCCGTGGTCGACCTTATTTCCGTGCTCATCCAGATAATAGTTGTGCTTCCGCAGTGGCTTGCAGTCGATGACGCTGCCGAGGCCCCAGAGCCTGCCGAGCTCATCGGCAGGAATGCCGTCCGTGATCAGGTGCAGGTGGAAGCGGTTGGTCGATTTGCCCCGGCCGTAGACGATGACAATCTTGGCCTCCGGATACCGGTAGACCATGCGGCGATAGAAATTATCCCGGATCCGGCGCATCTCCTGCGCGGTATGTACCTCATGCTCTGGGTCTAGCGTCAATGTGGAGTAGTAGCTGGTCGGCCCGAAGTTGGCGTTGACGATCCCTGCGAACTTCCCGGCCGAGACCCTGGTGTTCATCTCGTCGCGTTCTGCCTGCGACTGGAACCGCGGCTTCTTCGGCCGGCTGGTCTTCGGATCTGTGCCGCCCGCCACCGTGTACACGATCTGCTCGCAGACCCTCCCGGAAAACTTCCGGCGCTTGTGTCTCTTCACCATAGTCTCAGCTCCTCCCATCTCTGCCCGCTCAAAGCGTGGCCGGAAATTCCGGCCATGCGTTCAACGATCATCCGGGGCATGTCGTGGCGCCGCGGGTACCATTCGCGGCGCCACGAGTACCATTTACTGCCGTCTGCAGTAAGAACCCGAGCAACATCCACACTTTGTCTTTCACTTTGCCCATGCAGATAGCTTCTCCCATCATCTCGTCGTAGTTCTCGGCGCTCACGCAGCTCGAACTTTCAACGATTTCAAAGCCATTTCTAAGAACAGCCCTTACAATGGTCGTTTTTCCTCCGAGCTTTTTCACCTCATGGAATGCGATGAAATCATCAACCATCCTCTGGCTGATGCTCGGTTTCTCTGTTTTCAAGCATCCGTTCGCCAAAAGCGGCATGTACGCCTTTTCAAACACATCTGCTGGGCTAAAGCTCTCATACCCGTCCTCATACCGCACTCGGTATCCATTTTCTGTTTTCTCCGCCTCTACCATTTTTGTTCCGATGTACTTTTGCATTTTTGTTCTCCTTTCTGTGCCCATAGGCTTCGGGCTATCTGCCCGCTCAAAGCGTGGCCGGAAATTCCGGCCACAGTTTCAACGGTCAGTTCGTGTATCCGCATGCCTTGCATGTGCATACGTCTGTCTCAGCGTCCCATTCGCAATCTGATGCCCCGCACTTCGGGCAGTGCCCCCACGCACCTCGCGCTCCTTTGGGGTCTGGCCCCGGCCCATTCAGCTTTGCATACCATAAATTTTCTTTCTGGCCCGGGTCTTCCCAATGTGCGGTATGCTCACGATTGTCCCCGCGTTCCTCTCTTGCCTTCTCGATCCGCATTTCCAGACGAGCAAGCTTTTGCTTTCTGGCGTACTGTACCTCTGCCGCTACACCGAACGCCCACATCATTTCATCCAGTACGATCTGCACGTCCGCGATCTCCTCGGCGATCTCGTCATAGTTGTCAATCAGTCCGTCCCCAAGCCCACCGCGGCCCGCAAACGTCACCCGCTGCGCCTTGCACAGCTCCTTTGTCAGCTCTGCCATTTCTTCTATTGCAACCGCAATCTGCAAATCATAGCCAAATGTCTCAATTGCAGACCAATAGATGTTTTTTGTGTCTGTCATCCCTGTTCCGCCTCCATTTCCTTGCGCTCCTGCATAAACCCGTGCAGGAACAGCTCCAGCAGAGCGGCGGCGCGGTTGGTCAGATTTGTGAAATCCTTTTTGCTGATCTGCAGTTTGCCGGTCGTAACAACCTCAGTCTCCGGTCGGCCAATAATCTGAATTGTCGGATTAGGCACCAGCGTCTTTGCACCGTCCGCCCCCACTTCGAAGAGCGGCGGCGTGGACTGCTCCATGACGATGCGCGGCGGGTATTGCTCGCCGCGGAAGCTGGTATCCCATTGCTGTTTTTCGTAGTATGCGACAAAATTGTCTAGGTCGTGCGCAAACGCGCCCATGATTTCTGCCATTTTGATACTCCCTTCAAATTGTGATGATCTCCCGCCTCGACTGGCGGGCAAATTTGCGTTCCGGGCAGAAGCGGCATTCGGTGCAGCTCCAGGCGCCGCGGTAGTTGTTGCGCGTCGGGCAGAAGGCGTTGTAGCAGATCCCGGAGCCTGCCCACTGCGGGCCGCGGCCGATTTTTTTCTTCTTCGGTTCGGCTTTTGGCTTTTTGGCTGGATTCTTCTTGGTGACGAGCGTGGCCGCGCGTTCTTTCCGGAAGCAGCCGCAGCTTTTTGCATGCCCGTTCCGGAGATATCTTCCGTCCTTGCTGCAAATGGTCCCGCATTTACACCGGCAGATCCAGTGTGCCGTATCTCCTTTTTTGCTGGTATCCCGCCCGATTACATGCAAATATCCAAAATCCGTGCCCGTCAGATCGACTACGTGCGACATTTCCATTCTCCTTTCGTCAGGGGCCGGTCTCCCGGCCCCTATGCAGGGCGGACTTGCACCGCCTGCGCCTGCGCGTCCCCCTGTCGCCGCAGACGAGCTGCCCTTGTCTGCTCAGACAGCTTTCCATAAGGAGGTAACACGATGCCGCCGGGCGATCCCGACACCCGGCGTGGGGTAACGTTGATGGTTCCCATCCGCGCGCACGTTCCACACGCGCTTTTTATCCCCGGCCCGCGGGCTTGAGGTTTCGCGGGCCGGGTGCAAAGCCGGGGTGATCCTCCCGCAGCCGTCTCATGGCGGAGCGGCCGCGGCATAAGTCCGAAAAAATATGGTCCCCGGCTGATTGCTGGCCTTAGTCCTCGGGCTGGCTGATATTCTTGTGCCGCAGCCCGTCGGCGTTCTCGGTCAGCGGCAGCGCCTGCCGCCGCGCGTGCTCATCCGG